CCACGAATGACGATGGATACATCGCCGGCATTAAGTAACACACAACCCCTCCTGGCTAAGTGCTGGGAGGGGTATTTTTGTGTCCCAAGCGCGTCCCAAATAGCATTTTTACGCGTATCTTCTGAACCTTATCGCCAACAAAACTGCACTTAATACGCATATAAACAATACAGAAATTAAACTGCTAAAAT